TCTACTTTAATCCCAGGTGTATACGCATTTAACGATAGTGTATCAGATCCTTGGTTTGCACCAGCTGGTATTAACAGAGGTGGTTTAGATACAGTTGTAAGAGCTGAACAAAAGCTAACTCAAACACAACGTAATGATCTTTATATAGGTAACGTAAACCCAATTGCAACATTCCCTAACGTAGGTGTTGTAGTATATGGTCAGAAAACTTTACAGAAAAAAGCATCTTCACTTGATCGTGTAAATGTTAGAAGATTATTAATTACTGTTAAAGATTACATTTCACAAGTTGCCAATAACTTAGTGTTTGAACAAAACACAATTGCTACAAGAAATGCATTCTTAGCTCAAGTAAACCCATACTTAACAACAATTCAACAACGTCAAGGTTTATACGCGTTTAGAGTTATTATGGATGATTCTAACAACACTCCCGATGTAATCGATAGAAACCAATTAATAGGTCAAATCTACTTACAACCAACTAAGACTGCTGAATTCATTTACCTCGACTTCAACATCTTACCAACCGGAGCAACATTCCCAGGTTAAAAGTTTAAAAAAGTAATATTTATAATAAAATAAATAAAAAAGTAAAATGGCAGTATTAGACCCAAACGAAATATTTTTTACAGCATTTGAACCTAAAATCCCTAATAGATTTATTATGTATCTTGATGGTTTTCCATCGTATATAATTAAAGCTGTTAGTGCTGTTGGGTTTGATCAAGCTGAAACCGTTCTAAATCACATCAACGTATATCGTAAAATTAAAGGTAAAACCAGATGGAACGATATTACAATGACATTATTTGACCCTATCACTCCTTCAGGTGCTCAGGCCGTAATGGAGTGGGTACGTTTACACCACGAATCTGTAACAGGTAGAGATGGTTATTCTGACTTCTATAAAAAGCAACTTAAAATTGACATTTTGGGTCCAGTAGGTGATATCGTATCAGAATGGGTAATTGAAGGTGCATTTATAAAATCAGCTACTTTTGGTGATTACAACTGGGATACTGATAACGTAGCCATTAATTTAACTGTAACTTTAGGAATGGATTACTGTGTATTAAACTTCTAAAAAAGTTTAAATATTTTATTAAGAGAGCTTGGCTTTGGTCAAGCTCTTTTTTATTTTAATATGTATAATAAACAAAACTAGTTTACGTAAAATTATATCTATGAATAATATGAATTTTCCTACCGAAGTGGTAGAGTTACCTTCAAAAGGATTAATATACCCCGAAAACAATCCTTTATCTTCTGGTAAAGTTGAAATGAAATATATGACAGCTAAAGAAGAAGATATTCTCTCAAATCAGTCATATATAAAAGATGGTGTCGTTTTAGACAAATTGTTAAAATCTTTAATTGTATCACCTATTAATTATGATGACATTATTATTGGTGATAAAAATGCTCTAATGGTAGCAGCTCGTATTTTGGGGTATGGTGGTGATTATTCATTTACATATAATAATAAAAAATATACAGTTGATTTAAGTAAAATTGATAATAAAAAATTCGATGAATCTTTAATTAATAAAGGTACCAATGAATTTATCTTTACTTTACCAACATCAGAAGTTATGGTAACCTTTAAAATATTAACTCATGCCGATGAAAGAAAAATCGAGGCAGAATTAAAAGGTTTAGAAAAAATTGGTGGTGAAAACCAAGAACTTAGCACCAGATGGAAATACATTATTACTTCAGTAAATGGTAATAGAGATTCTAAAAGTATTCGTGAATTTGTTGAAAATTCTTTCTTAGCACGAGATAGTAGAGCTTTGAGAGATTACATGAGAAAAATAGCCCCAGACGTAGATTTAGTATTTACTACCGACAGCGGAGAGGAGGCCGCTATCCCTATCGGGATTAGCTTTTTTTGGCCTGACTTATGAGACAGCACCCCAAGTAAGGGTTAATTTATTTACTCAAATCCATGAGATTGTTTTTCATGGAAACGGAGGATATTCTTATGATGTTATCTATAATATGCCAACTTGGTTAAGGAAATTTACTTTTAACCAAATAAATGATTTCTATAGACAACAAAAAGAAGCAATGGAAAAAACCTCTGGTGGAAATACTACTAATGTCATTGACGCTTCAGGTAATGTTGATAAAGCAACTTTTATGAAAAATTCACCATATAGAACACAAATGTCAAAAACCTCTAAAAGTTAATATTTATAAATAAAACATGGCTGAAAACCCAGAAGAGCAGTTTAATCAGGCAAATGATGCCCAAGAAAGGTTCAGTAAAAATTTCAAACAAAGTACGGAATTTTTAAGGGATGCTTTCACCTCTTTAGGTTTTCAAATTCAAGCAACTATAGAAAATGCTATAAACTCAACTGAAAATTTAAATAACATTTCTAAAAAAGTTGCTGAGTCATATAATAAGGATATTTTTAATGCTATTAAAAGTTTTAATAGACAGTTAGATAATTCAATTGCTTTAAATTTTAAGGCTCAACAAGGATTATTAACACAAAAAGATATTCAAAAAGCTTCTATAGAAATACAAGCTAAAAAAGAAGCTATACAACAAAGAATAAACATTCTTCAAAATTCAGATGTTAAATTAACTAAAGCTCAACAAAAAGAACTTGCTAATTTAACTAATGAATTAAATATACAAGTAAAATTATCTGAAGAAAATTTACAAACAATTCAAAAAATAAATGATGAGGTTATTAAAAACCAATCAATATTTGAAAAAGTTGGTAATATATTAGGTAAAAATGCTAATAAAATAGATAAAAGTGGTGCGTTAACTAAAGTTTTAAACTTTAACTTTAGAGAAGTTTTATCTACAACCAATTTACTTGAGCTTGGTATTCTGGCTATAGTAAATGGTATTTTACAAGGCTCAAAAGAAATTGGTAATTTTAGAAAAGAATTAGGTTTAAGTTACGGGTCAGCTTATTCTACTGCTTTAGAAATGAAAGCAATTGCTGGATTTTCTGGTGATGCTTTTATCACAGCCGAAAAATTAGGTAAATCTTTTGCTGACTTATCTAAAGAATTAGGATTTATAGTTGATACAAGTGGTCAAACACTTGAAACCTTTACTAATTTAACCCAAAGATTAGGATTATCAACCCAATCAGCAGCTCAATTAACAATATTAGCAAGAAGCCAAGGTAAAGAAACAGAAATAGTATTAGATAATGTTTCTGGGACTGTTGATCAATTAAATGCCCAAAAAGGTACAGGTATACTTTTAAAAACTGTATTTAATGATATAGCAAATGCCTCTAAAAGTATAGTTGTAAGTTTAGGAATGAATCCTAAAATTCTAGCAGAAGCAGCAACTCAAGCTAGACAATTAGGTTTAAATTTACAAAGCGTAGATAAAATAGCTGACTCATTATTACAATTTGAAACATCAATTACAAATGAGTTAAGAGCTGAATTATTCTTACAAGAAAATATAAATTTAGAGCAAGCAAGATATTATGCTTTAACTAATGACTTAGTTGGTTTAACTGAAGAAATTGGTAAAAACCAACAAGTTATTAACGCCTTTGCTACTAATAATAGAGTAGCACAACAAGCAATCGCTGAAACTCTTGGAATGTCAAGAGAAGAAATGGCTCAAATGGTTTTTCAACAACAAGCTATTGAAATTGGAGCTGAAGGTGTTAGAAAAAAATTCGGTGAACAAGCATATGAATCATTAAAAGCAAGAGATGCGGCTGAAAAATTCCAAGATACTTTAACTAAAATCCAAGATATTGTAGGAACAATTGGTACTCTATTTGCCCCAATCCTTGATTTAGTAGCAGGCATAGCAAACACTTTAGTTGAATACCCAGCATTACTTGGTGGTGTTGTTGGGTTAGCCGGAGCTTTTGCCGCTAAATCAATAACAGGAGCAATTGGTTCAATATTTACAGCGGCAGCAGGTTTAGGACCCTTAGGATTAATAGTCGCACCTGCTACAGTTGCTGCTTTATTTGCTTTAGTAAGTCAAGGTAAACAACAAGTTCAAGATGGTATTGCTAAGGATGGTCCTTTCCAAATAACGGACAAATACGGACGAATGGCCGTAACGGCTACAGGTGATAAAATAGCAGTTTCACCTAATGTAACTTATGGTGGTGGTAATCAAGGTGATAATGCTTTGTTATTACAAGAAATGAGAGTTCAAAATCAATATTTACAAAAATTAACACAAAAGACCACTGACTTTTATGTTGACAGTGATAATGCAACAAGTCTATTAAGAAGAAGTGCTTACAGGATATAAAATTTAATTTAATAATATTTATAAATAAAAAACTATGGGATTAAAAGATCTTTTACTAGGACCTGGTTCAGCTTATACAGCATATGATGGAAAAACTCCTAAAGTTAACCCATTAGCAACCAAACAATCAACAATGCATGCTGTTAATAATACAGCAGGATATTCTATTTCAGGAGATTATGCGGCAACCACTAATAATGATTACCAACAATACTTAGATGGTGCTATAAACTTCCTCCCCCAACCTTCAGAGTTAGATGCTGCTGATGGACAAACACCTACAGTCGCTTTGAAAGACCCAAATGTAGGTAGTATTAACGATTCTTTTAAAAAAGGACAATATTTTTTAAATTTACCTGGATAATTAATGCCTTTAGTTAGCCTTACAACAAGCTTAAAGGATTTAAAATATGGTAAAGATACTCCTGGCGGTGGCTGGAGTGGTCAACCTTATATTCAAACCCAAATCCCAGACGGCTTTACAACAGATTCTCCAGACTTTTTATGGAGAGGGGGTTTAAATGCACCCCTAGATTCTCTTACTGATGTAAGAAGGCTATCTAAAATGTTTTTTGATTTAAAGTCTCCACAAGGACTTTTTTTCATAGCAAAACAGCAAGCATTATCTAATTCTAATGTTAGAACACAAGCTGGGGGAATTTTAAACCAAGGTGTTTATTCTCCTTTAAATACTTTAGCACAAGCTGGAGTTTTATATTTAGGAACTCACCTTAATAAACAAGGTGCTGATCCTACTGGACTATCAACTGCTGGCCTTAGAACTTATATGGATGTTGTAGAACCTCAAGTAGGTCCTAGCATTGTAGCAACTTCTAATAACAGACTTGTTAATTTAGTTGATAAAAAAATTAGAGGCAATGTTATTGGAGCCCTTTATCCTTCACTTATTGATAATAGTATAAACAGAATCAGCCCTGATATTATGATTACATACAAGGGTGGTCCTGGTTCTGTTTT